CCCAAGCCGTTCTACTTTGGAAACAGTTGGCAACTGGTCGAAAGTGTACGAAACCAAGAACCTTGGTATCGTGCGCGTGACCAACACTTCTAACATGGACTGAGGAGGTAACTAATCATGGCTTCTCAATTTGAAGTGTCTGCTGGCAAGGCTATCGGTTACGTCTCTGGCGGTGCCGTTACCCAAGCAACCAGCAAATCCACTGGCGTGACTCTGAACCAGCCTTGCGGTCAGATCACCACTGCTGACGCATCCCTTGCAGGTGGCGCTGAAGTTTCCTTCACCGTTACCTCTGACAAGGTTGCTGCCACTGATGTGGTTGCAGTTTGCGTGCAGTCTGGCGCTTCCACTGGTACTTACATTGCCAGTGTCAGTGCTGTTGCTGCTGGGTCTTTTGATGTGACCCTTTCCAACGTCGGATCTACTGCTGGTGAAGCACTTGTGCTGAACTATGTGGTGATCAAGTCTGCAGCATCCTGATGGGTCTGTACGCATTCCGACGATTGCGTGAACGTGAGGCTGCTGCTTCGGCAGCGGCCTCTGTTTCTTTAGAAGTTTCAGAGCCCAAGCCTTCTAAGCCTTCATCAAATGGCAATCACAATCGACGCAACAGCGGGCGGAGCAAACGCAAACAGTTACCTGACGCTGAGTGATGCCAACGCCATCATCGATGGTTTGGTTGAAGACGGCGATGTGACTGCATGGGCTTCAGCAACTGATGACCAAAAGAATCGTGCGCTTTACACTGCCGCACAACGCCTTGATCGTGAACGTTATTTAGGCGCCAGGGCAACTGACACTCAATCTTTACAGTGGCCGCGCACTGGTGTTAGGCGGCCAGACACGTATATAAATACTTACGCCGTCGGCTTTCCGTTCAGGATTACAACGGATTATTTCACGGACACCGAAGTGCCGGATCAAATCCAAAAAGCACAAGCGATCCTTGCGGTGTACCTGAACAACAACAAAGACGGCATTGGTCTTAGCGGCTTGGAAGATTACAAGAATGTGCAGGTCGGCCCGATCAACGTAACGCCTGACAAGTCCGGTGCTGTAGGGGCTGATCGCATCCCACCAATCATTGAACGATACTTGACAGGGCTTAGAATAAGTGGACCAGGCAACATCGCAATTCAACGGAGCTGATCATGGCTAAGGGTTTCGGTCAAGGTGATGTTGGCATCGACTACACGATTGGCGCAGAAGTCATTACCGACACTGCTGCACACACTGGTCGATTCAAGCACATCGACTTTTTTGAGAACACAACGATCAATGCGTTGGTCAGCGAAAACTACACGGGTAATAGCCTTGACGGCGAAACAATGCCTGCTGGCTTTCACATCGTGGGTGTCTTCACTAGCATTACGCTTCAGAATGGTGCTTGTATCGCTTACCGAGTCTGATGGCACTTGCTGATTCACTGCGAAAGGTTGCCAATAAAGCCATCGGCAAGTTTGGTGGTGACATCACAATCCAATCAGTGAGTCTTGGTGCCTACAACCCGACGACTGGAACAGCCACTGAGACGATCACGACTGAAACCGTTAAAGGTGTGTTGGAAAACGTTAACGCATCAGAGGTAAATGACCTTGTGCGCGGTGACGACAAGAAGTTGACGGTTGCGGCGTCAGCATTGTCTGCAGTGCCCGGACTAGACGACAAGGTGCTGATCAGTAGCGTGACGCATCAAATCGTGCGGATTGAAACGGTGGAACAAGACAACCAAGCGATCGTCTACGAAATTTATTTGAGGGCTTGATGATGGCAAGAGAAATCAAGCCAGCAAAAATTGCTGATTACATGGAAGGTCAGGTTGAGCAGTTGCTGCGTAGAACAGTGTTTGAGACCGACCGCAGATTAAAAGAAAGTAGTCCGGTTGATCTTGGTCGGTTTCGCATTGGTTGGCAAATTGGTGAAAATGCAAGCAACAGTACACCACCACGCCCAGGCGACTATAGAGGAAAAGAAACACCGCCAAAAGGATATAACTACATTGTTGGTCAAGAAAAATTAGGCAACTATTACAGCATTCACAACAACTTGCCGTATGCAGAAAAACTAGCTAACGCTGCTCCTGGCCTTGGAAAAGCTACAGAGACACGATACAATCCAAAACGTACAGTGGAAAACTGGGAAACACCAGGTGGCGGAAGTAGCCATCAAACAAATGGTCCCGGATGGATTGATCTTATCGGCAAAGAAATGCAATCCTATGTACGATCACAATATGAAAAGATCAAGAGGCAAGGGTAATGGCCGCAGCAGACCTAAACACTGTACGCTCAACCATTGAATCTAGGCTCGCCACTGAGCTTGCATTAAGTCCTGCCATTCCGGTTGTCTTTAACAACGTCTCTTACGCACCGACGCCTAATTCATCATGGGTGCAATGCCTGCTGAACTTTGGGGCGAATGAATATCTAAGTCTTGGCGGAACATCGGATTCATATAACAGAATCACTGGTGTTGCTGTAGTCAACATCTTCACACCCAAAGGTGTTGGTGCTGGCGCAAGCTATACCATAGGCAAGCGCGTTCGTGACCTGTATAATCGGATTATTGTGTCGGGGGTTTACTTCGATGCACCAATTGGCCCTGAAGTGGTGTCCGCATCACCTGAAGGCTATTTCCAAACACAGGTCCGTGTGACCTTTGAATTCATCGAGGAACTCTGACCATGGCTACTCTTCGCGGTGAACAGGGCACTGTTCAATTTGATGCCGCAGGCTCCAGCAACGCCACAATTGTCGGCACCCGTAGTTGGAGCCTGACAATCACCAAGGAAACGTTGGACACCAGCAAGCATGGTGACACCTTCCGTAGTTTTGTTGGCAGCATGGTGTCTGGCACTGGCACCGTTGAATTGGTTTATGACCCTGATGCCACTGGTCAGGCCGGTTTCATTGAAGATGTAGTCACCACTGCTGACACTGCAGACGCCACATTTGAGCTATTCACCACTGGCACGACTACTGGCACCGACAGCGTGAGCTTTGCCGGCATCATCACTGACATGGAAATCACTTCCACAGTTGGCGAGCTAGTCATTGTCAGTTGCAGTTTCATTACCAGCGGTACGATTACTTCCAACTTGGAGTAATTAGGCTATAGTTTGAGCATCAAAGCTATTTTTTTTGATGTCTCGGACCGTTGACCTGCTGGTTGAGGCTTTTGACCTTAACCAGCGCCGTAAATTTGAGCTAAAGAACGAGGCGGGAGATACGATCGTTGATCTGTATTTCAAGCCGATCACCCGCGCTGATCGCAAAAAAGCGCAAAGTCTTGCTGGCACGCAAGAGGCACTAGACATCAGCACTCAGATGCTATGTCAAATGGCTGAACTGGAAGACGGTAGCAAGGCATTTGCTTCTGCTGATGCAGCTAAGTTGCAGCGTCAGTTGCCTGAATCTGTGCTGAATGAACTTGAACTGTTCTTGTTTGGTGTTGGTGGTGAGGCTGAGCTGGAAGAAGCAAAAAACGACTAAAGCAGGACAGTTGGCTCTACTTTGAGTTTTTCTTGGCCTGCGAACTTGGGATGACTGTTAGCAAGCTCCGTACGGAACTGACCGATGCGGAGCTTGTTCACTTTGCTGCATATTATCAAGTAAAGGGTGAGCATGAAGAAAAGGCAAGGAACCGCGCAAAGATGCGGCGGCGGTAACATAGGGGCATTGCTGGTCGGCTATGGCAGTATCCAACGTTGAGCTAAGGGTTGATGCGCGTGGCGCTGTTCAAGCATTAAAAAGAACAGACGAAGCTAGCAAGAAGTTAAATAATACTCTAGACAAGACTGAAAAAAGAGCCGCCACAGCAACTGGCAATATACAGCGAATGGGGGTGTCTTTTCGGACGACACTTGGCTCTGTAGTTGCACTGACAGGTGCCGTTACATTTTTTAGTAGAAGTCTTAATGTTTTAGGAGAACGTCAAGCTGATGTAGCAGCACTAACAAATGGCTTAGAAAAACTTGGCAGAGGTGCCGCTGATCTTGAAAGGCTACAAAAAGCGGCCGATGAATTAGGCAAAGCGACCTTATTTGATCAAGAAGATTTTGATCGTGGCTTTGCATTGCTCACAAGTTTTACCAGCATTGGGGTTGATAGCTTTGAGCGCGTTGCAGAAGCTGCAGCAGATGTCGCACAAGTCACTAAGCAAGATGTCAATAGTTCATTGTTGCAGCTTGCAAAAGCGTTGCAGGATCCTGTCCGTGGTTTAACTGCGCTATCTCGCTCTGGCACGACTTTTACTGATCAACAAAAAGAGCAAATCAAAGCACTTGTTGAATCTGGCAAACAGCTTGAGGCACAACAATTCATTCTTGCTGAAATTGAAAAACAATATGGCGGAGCTGCTGAGGCCGCTGGTTCTGCCGGTTATGCAGGCGCAGTCGATTCACTAGGTGAAAGTTTTAGAGATTTTCAAGAGACTATCGCAAAAGCCGTAGAGCCAACTGTCGTCAAATTATTGGGAGGAATGACGGATTTATTTGATGCTATATCAAAAATTCCAGAACCCGCAGTCCGTTTGGCGTTAGAGATTGGAGGAGTAACTGCCGCAGTTGTTTTACTTAAAAAAGCGGTTGATGCTTTTATTGCCAGCAAATTGGCAGCAGCGATAACGACACAGATTAGCTTGATGAAGGCGTTTGGGGCGCAGATTTATCTAACAGCAGCAGCGCAAGGTGCATTGAATGCTGCAGTAACGGTTGGTAAGGGATTGTTGGCAGCGTTGCCTGTAGCCGCAGTGACTTTAGCAGTAGTTGGTTTAGCAGATGCGCTGATGCAAGCCGCAACCGATCAAGCAAATTTCAATAACTTATTAAATACAGGAACTGTTGAGCAGCTTGAATTTGCTCTTGCCACTGAAAAGTCGAATTTAGCTCTTGAAAAACAACGTCAACTTCAAGGACGCGGAGCAGGTCGTGCTGCTGATGATTCAAGAATTAAAAGGTCAAAGTCAAGAATTAAAGAATTAGAAGCGGCACTGGCAGAAGGTATGCTAGGCGGTGGCATTTTGCGTCAGGATCAACCAGAAATCATTAAGCCGCCAAAACCAGACGAGACAACAGAACAAATAAAAGAACAAGCCGAGGCCACTGGTCAACTAAACCTAGACGCAATCTCATATTTAGAGACTTTAGAAGAAACTGAAAAGATTCAGTTTGAGGCCGGTCGTCAAATTGCTGAGCAGTTAAACCTGCATGACAAGCTCACGAAAGAAGCAGAACGCAGAGCAGAAGCAGAACGGATTGCGGCAGAAGCTGCTGATCCAGGCAACAAAATGCGAGAGGACTTAGAACAGTTACTTGATCTTGAAAATCAAGTTGCTGCTGGTGCAACCGCTATCGGTAATTCCTTTAGCAATGCTTTTACTAGCATTATTCAAGGCACCAAAAGTGCTGACGAAGCGATTGCAGACATGCTTTCGTCTGTGGCTGAGCACTTCATGAACATGGCGGCTCAGATCATTGCGAAGCAGTTGGCGATTATTGCCTATGGCCTGATCATGAAGGCTTTGGGTTTTGGTTTTAAT